ACACCCCGACAGCCCGACACCCCGACAGTCCGTTACCCCGACAGCCCGACAGCCCGACAGTCCGGTACCCCGGCAGCCCGACACCCCGACAGCCCGGCAGCCCGACAGCCCGACACCCTGCACTCACACCACCCGCAGTCCAAATCCCCGGCACCCTGCACTCCCACAACCCGCAGTCCAAATCCCCGGCACCCGACCACCACCCCCCTCGCTCCCTCGCTGTCCGCCACATATAACAGGCACGCCCGTTTCAAAAATCTCCGGCATCCCGAAACGGGCTGCTTGACATTAGCGCAATCACACGCACTTTGCCGCATGGACCCTACGCTACCTTCCCACCTCACCCGGCTACCCGCCCCTCGTGAGTGCCCTGCATGCAAGCGCACTGGGTTCTACGAGAAGCCGAAACGGAACTGCTACTACTGCCCGCACTGCCGGAACCTCTTCGGAGAGATACACGACACCCCGAAATCCCTACACCAATGAACCTCGCCCGTGACATCACCGACCAGCGATTCGGCAACTGGCGAGTGCTCCACCGCACTCCCACTACCCCCCAGTCAAAATCGAAGGGAACCATGTGGACCTGCCAGTGCATCTGCGGCACCCTCCGCCCCGTCAACGCGGCTCACCTCCTCCGATCCCGCTCAACCTCCTGCGGCTGCCTCAACCCGCTGCGCTTGCCCGACCACCGCGTCCGCACCCAACGGAACCCCACCTACCGCGCATGGGTCAGCATGAAGACCCGCTGCCTCAATCCGAACCACCCTACCTACGCCAGCCACGGCGCACGCGGCATCACGATCACCCCCGAGTGGCTCAACTACGACCGCTTCGTCGCCGACATGGGCCACCGCCCGCCCGGCACCACACTCACCCGCTCACATGGCAGCACGAGCTACAGCCCCGGCTGCTGCGTATGGGCCGCAACCAATCCCCCACCCATCACCCCATGAACCAATACCGCGTCTTCAACCACATCAGTTCCAAGCACGGGACCATCGTCAACGCCACGCCGTTGCCGCCGCCCAACAGCCAGTATCTCATCACCGACACCCGGCAGGTGTATCACCAATCGGAGCTTCACCTCGTTGGCGATGAACCACCCCCGCCACCCGCTCGATACCACATCCTCGACGTGTCGCATACGCACGACCATCTTGCAGCCGTCATCAAGGACCGCGAGGAGGACGGTCACGTCGTCGCCGAGATTCCGCACTTCCCCGATGCCCGGCTGGTGTGCGACGCGCTGAACGCTTACACGAAGAAATGAACCGCCGCATCAGCCTCCTCGACCGCCGCTTCACCCGGCTCCTCGTCACGCATGACGCCGGGGCGAACGAGCACGGCAACAGCCAGTGGGTGTGCCTGTGCGACTGTGGCAAGGAGACGATTCAGCCTTACCAGCACCTCGTATCGGGCAGAGTGAAGTCGTGCGGCTGCCTACGCCGTGAGCCTCGAAGGTCAGAGTTGGACCGCTGCGGGGTTTGAACCCGCATCTAGGTGGTAGGCCACCCATGCTACACTAACGTACTCAGTCGTACGCCATCCGGTTTTCAAGCCGGTTGCACCAAGCGGAAATCTCTGGAGTCCTCCGGCGTATGGCGATACCGCACGTCGGGGCCGAGTACAAGTCGCCATGTGGGTTGCGCCACTTACACCTCTGCACCAACGGGATACGCGCCCACGGACCCAGCGCAGTGACCCCATCGGACACTTTCACCCCCTCCCTGCTGGCGTGCAAACTGATTGGCACTGCCCCCGGTCCTACCACCAGCTCCACCTCTCGCGTGCGCCCCAGCATGCGGAACCAGTCAACCAACTCGTAGGCGTGGCTGCTGAACGCTTCTACGTCATCCAGCGGGAGTATTGACCACGGGCGAGTGAATAGCGAATCAGAGGTTGGGTGGACACGCGTCATGGCTTCCGTGGTCTGTTGTCAATCAGTTGCCCGTGCTCTGCTGCGTCGATGACGATGGCGCAGCCTGCGGCAACGTGGCCGAGGTGATGGGCACCGCTCTCCGGGTCAAGGTCTTCACCGCTCATCACGGCGTCGATGTGGCGACGCATGGCACCGAGGTAGGTCATCAGCTCGACCTTGTCCGTGCGCCAGTTCCAAGGCCCGTACTTTTTCGAGCCACACGCCAACGCCTTCGCCGTCTCGCGGTTGAAAGACGGCGGCAGCAGTTGGAGCTGCGATTTCGCCTTCCCTGCCTCGCCCTTCGGATCGCTCATACCAGACCTCCCATCGCAAGATACTTGGCGGCGATCATCGCCTCTTCGCGGAACACCTCTTCGCCCGAGCAGCGGCGAGTGATGCACTCGGGCCGCACGCCGACGACGGCGGCGAAGTTCTGACGGGTCAGCCCAGTATCTTTCACATAGGCGGCGTACTTCTTGGCGCGGGGTGGTTGTTTGGCGGGTTTGCTCATTCCTGCACCGTAGGCGCGAGCACGGTTAAGTCAACATTTTCTTGACTTATCATCGAAGGGGAGGCACGGTTGCTGAGTGACTCCACTCGACCTCACCTACCTCCTCGCCCTGCTGGCCGCTGCCCTTCTCATAGCAACGCCATATCTACTGCGCCACCTCGCCCTCAACAACATCGAAGCACTCATGCGTGACTTCTGCGTGTCTCCTACGCGGGCCAAGGCAGCGACCGTCCTGCACCTGCTTGCCAAGCACTCGGTAGCGCGGGAGGAGATCGACAGCGACACCTACGCCCGCTGGCTGGATATGCGGCTGGCGATGGACCGGCTTAACTCATTCAGGAGCACGCTATGACCACGCATCAGCTAGCACGATACTTGCTCGACCACACCCCCGATCTCCCTGTGGAGATAAATGGTTGGGGTAGCTACGAGGGATGCAGCTACGAAGTCACTGGAGCCAGCATGAGTGAAGAAGGCGAGCGCGTGCTTCTAGGCCACGGGTGGAGAGATGGCGATGAATGGCGGGAGTGGGGAGGCAGCGCAACAAGGCTAGGCTCCCCCATCACACCAGATCAAGCACCTCCCGTGCCTTCCGCTTCCGGTGCATAGTCGCCGCGATCTTGCTGTGGTCGGGGCAGTCACCCGGTTTCACCTTGCCGCTCAACACGAGCTTGGTGAACCACCGCTTCACGGTGTCCACCCCACGCCCAGTCATCGAGGCGATCACCGCGTAGCCCACCGACCAATCAAGGTCAGCTTGTTCTGCCGGAGATAGGAACGGCCTTTTAATGCCCAGCCGGACGCGCATGCGCAGGCGTTGCGCTTTGAGGTGCTTCGGGCAAAGCCTGCTCCTCGCTGCCCTCTTGTCGGGCTTGCCACCGCAGATCGGGCACCGGCCAGCCCCCTTTCGTAGGAGCTGCCAACGGTATTGCCGTGTCATCTTCTTCGGGAACGGGCGCTTTTTCGGCTTCTTCTTCATGTGCGGAGTCCGATTTATATTGACGAAACCCCTATTGTCTATCAACATAGTCGGGAATCTGGTTGTGATCCCTCAAAACCGGATTCTAATACGGCATGCCCGAACTCCTCGACAGCCTTCCATCCGAATCGGCAATCCAGAATCCCGCGCTCCCCGGCGCTCGGATCAAGAAGGCCAGTGACATCGTCTCCGACTTCCAGACGCTCTTCGATGAGGACTTCATGGCAGCGCAGGACCGCGCACGAGCGCAGTCGATGGTGGATGGCGACAGCCCCTACTCCGAAGGCGAACTCCGCCGCATGGGCATCCACGGCATCACCAACGTCAACTGGGGCGACCTGACCTCCGCCCAGCGTGAAGCCGAGCAGCCTTTCAACGACATCCTCGAATCCATGTCGTCCTTTGGCCGCGTGCCGTTCCGCAAAGGAGCCGTGTCAGACGAGCAGCGCAACCGCCTTGAGCGCGTCATCGAAGAGGAGCTTTACCGGCTCATCACGAAATGGGATGACTTTCACTTCCGCTGGACGCTCAACTCCCACTACTTCACGATGTGGGGGGTATCGTTCACCTACCACGACGATCACCTCGACTGGCGGTGGAACGTCGGCAGCATGCAGGACTTCAAGATTCCTCGTGGCACCAAGGCGTCCATCAACGAGCTGGACCGCATCACCTGCAAGGTGAGCATGCAGCCGTCCGACCTTTACAAGAAGCTGCCACCCGAGGGCGTCGTCATCGACAACGGCTGGAACCCGAAGCAGATTCTCAAGTCCGTCAACCGCGCCCAACCCAAACCCCTCAACACCTCCGACCCGGAAGCGTTGCAGGCGATGTACAAGGACAACGCTGTCTTCGCCGGGAACACCGCCGTCGTGGTCGAGGTCGTCCACATGTGGGTGAAGGAACTCGACGGCAGTATCAGCCACTACATCGCTGACTACAACGGCAAGCCCGACGACGCTGACGGCTTCCTCTACGAACGGCGCAATGAGTTCGGCAGCATGCAGCAGTTCATCAACGCCTACCTCTACGGAGTAGGCACCAACGGCGACCTTCACAGCATTCGAGGGAACGCCTACGCGCTGTTCTCCAGCGCCTACGCCCTCAACAAGCTGCGTTGCGCCTTCCTCGACAAAGCCCGCGATGAGGCCACCACTTTCCTTTCCACCGAGAACGAGGACGCGACCATCGACACGATGCTCACGCCTCGCGGTCCCTACTTTCAGGTCAACACCGGCACAACTTTCGTAGAGCGCAAAACGCCTCCCGCCGCGCACGCGCTCGTCCCGGCCATCTCCGCCATGACCGACGTGTTCCGCATGCGGACAGGCGGCATGGCCCCAAGCTCGACCTCCTCGATGGACCGTGGGCAGAAGACCAAGTATGAGCTTCAACGCCGCGACGAGATGGACGGCAAGATGTCCTCGGACGTGCTGCGCCGGTTCTTCACCGCATGGGGCCGTGACTACAAGGAAGTCGTTCGCCGGGTATCCAACCCCGACCTCACGGTAGAGCACCCCGGTGGTGCCGAAGTCATGGAGTTCCGTCGTCGCTGCGTCGAACTTGGCGTTCCCGAGGAAGCCCTGTTTCAACTCGACTACGACAACATCAGCCTCAACATGGGCATCGGCAAGGGCAGCACATCGGAGCGCCGTGCATCCCTCGGCTACCTCAACGAGTTCGCGATGCCGCGCCTCGACCCCGCAGGACAGCGCACGCTACTTCGCGATTCCATTGCCTCCTACACCGACGCCCGCTATGCGCTCGAACTGGTGCCAGAGGAAGAAGGTCAGCGCCCGCCCATCGACCAGCAGATCGCCAACATGGAGAACCAGCTCATGCAGCTCGGCGTCGCCCCCGTGCTGGAGCCGAATCAGGATCATGTCGTCCACTGCGGCACGCACATCCTGCTGCTACAAGACCTCAACGAGAAGATCACCGTCGCCGCTGTCGAGTTGCAGGACGTCATCCCACAGATGCAGGTCGCCGCCGAGCACGCCACCGCGCACATGGAGTTCATCGACCCGATGAGCGAGCCATACCCCGTGTTCAAGGAAGCCTTGCAGCAACTCAACGAGGTCATCACCAACGGCGCGAAGCACATCGCAGGAGAAGAGCGCAAGGCACAGAAGGCAGCCGCCATGGGCCAACCCGCACCCGACACCGCTGGCACGCCGCCCGGCATCGAGATGCAGGCAGCCGACGCCCGCGCACGACTGGAGTCGATGCAGCAGGAGAGCGTGTTCAAGCTACAAGCCAAGGAGGCAGAGACGAAGCAGAAGCTCGCCATCAACGACGCCTTCGCCGCGCAGAAGATCAAGCACGCCGAGCTACTCAATCGCGTCAAAATGCAGACGTCAACCCGCACACCCGCACCTCGTAAATGAACCCACTTCTATCCGCACCCGCCGTCGCTAAGATGCGCGGTTCCAGTGTCCTCCGCGAGGCGATGGCGACGCTGCTCGCTGACTCTGCCATGGAGCAGGCGCTCGAAGCCTTGGAGACGGCAACCCGCCCAACGAGCATCCCGCCACCGATCCCCGGCAATCACCCTGACACGGCTATCGCGCATGAGTTCTACCGCATGCTTGGCGTCACTCAGGCCGTCTCGGCTCTCCGGTCTCTCGCCACCCCCCTCGGATCACACGACAGCGAGAACACCCTCGAAGGGACTGAGTTCACCCACGCGCTGCCGGAAGAGCTACGCATGAGAAAGGGCAACGGCCTATGAGCACACCACTACTACCCTCCGCCCTCGTCACCGTCGCCCTCCGAGAAGTCGGCGTCAGCGAGTCGCCTCCTAACTCAAATCGCGGTCCACGCGTGGACGAGTTCAAGGCTGCCACCAACCTGAACCCGAAAGCCTCGTGGCCTTGGTGCGCTGCTTTCGTGTGCTGGTGCGTGCAACAGGCTCTCCGCCAGACTGGCACCAAGGAGACGAAAACCTTCAAGCGACCGCGCACAGCCGGAGCGTGGGACTTCGAGAACTGGTCACTCGCGCAGGACGGCTCCACGAGCACCAAGAAACCCCATCGAGGGGACATCCAACGCGGCGACATCGTGTGCTTCACGTTCAGCCACATCGGCATCGCGCTGTCGGCACCAGATGCCAAAGGCAACGTGAAGACCGTCGAGGGGAACACGGATGGGGCAGGCAGCCGCGAAGGTGGTGCTGTCCTCACCAAGGTCCGCCACGTCTCGAAAATCCGCAGCCGAATCCGTTTTACCGTTTAACCCATGAGCACACCCGCACAACCCGCACCAGCCCCCGCCGCCCCCGTACCCGTCGCCCCAGCCGGGGAGATGAACACCGAGGGATTCTCCGCAGCCCTCGCCGCTCGCCCCGGCGATCCGGCCCCAGTTGCCCCCACATCCGAGGAGCAGCAGATCGAACAACAGATCAAGGAGCAGTCTGCTCCGAAGGTTGAGAAGCCCGCAGCCGAGGAGGATAGGCCCGAGGAAGCGCCGAAGGAGAAATCGCCTTTCGATGATCTCCCATCCGAGGAAGTGGAGAAACCCGCAGCCGAGGAGAAGAAGCCGGACGAGCAGGAGGTGGATACCGCCAACTGGCCCAAGAAGCAGCGTGAAGCCTTCGCCGCCGCCCGCGTGGCGCAGAAGCGTCTGACGGAAGAACTGAGCAAGGCTCAGGAAGCCATCAAGCAGCGCGACGCCGCGATTGAGGAGGCCAAGAAGACCGGCAAGCCGGACGAGGCTACCCTCAAGGAACTCGAAGAGCTTCGCCAGTGGCGCTACTCCGAGGAAGTTGAGGCATCCCCCGAGTGGAAGCAGGCCGTCGCCGATCCACTCTCGAAGACTTTTGCTAGTCTCAAGGAGATCGCCGAAGCGATGAGTGTGGACAACGAGGAGCTTCTCAAGGCCACCGACGAGCCTCTGTCGTGGAAGCGCAACGCGGCGATCCACCGTCTGTTCAAGGCAGCCGCCGAAGCTGCTGACTCACCCGCCGACTCGTTGGAGATTCAAGCCGCTGCCGACGCTGCCATTCAGGAAGCGAACAAACTGCCATCCTTCTACGCGAAGATGGACGAGATGCGTGCCAAAGCGCAGGAAACATGGCAGTCCCTCAAAGCTCGCACCGAGGAGCAGAAGTCCCAGCAATCGAAGCAATCAGAAGAGGAGTTCCTCAAAGCGAGCGAGCACCTTCTGCCCCAGCTCAAGACGAAGTGGCCTTCCTTCTTCAAAGACGAGGCCACCGCGAAGTCCGTCGCCGAGGCCCGCATCGACGCCACCCCCGAAGGGCAGGCATTGCAAGCTCAGAAGGCCGCTCTCTTCAAGCCAGCGTTGACCGAACTCATGGCTGCCCGCGCCAAGATCGCCGAACTTGAGAAAGCTGTCGCCGCGTGGAAGGGCAGCAAGGCAGAGATTGACAGCAGGACGCCCACATCCGCGAAGCCCGATGACGGCGAGATGGATGAGGACGGCTTCGCCCGCGCATTGGCGAAAAAGTGATTGCAGATAGCGGGGGTTCCCCGATACTCGGTCAACAACACCCCCGACGCCTCTGACGCAAGCGCACCAACGGGGGTTTCTTTTGCCCGCACTCAATTCCCTACAAATCCGATCAACAATCTGGTTGACAGGTTCTACCCGGTAGCACAGACTCCGGCCAGAAGTGTAACAAGCGCCCGAGACCTTCGCGGGCATCAACAACAGGAGCGTTCAACTCTCAGGACACCTCCCCTGACTCGCAAAGGCCAATCCGCCTTGTCGCGTCAACTACGGGGAACTCCGCAAGTGAGCAGGCAGGGCACACCAACACCCCACCACCTCCTATTATGCCTGCTGACCCCCTCAACGAAGAATTCATTTCCGACGCTTCCCGTATCCAAGGGAAGATCGAACGCATTGGCCGCGAAGAAGGCCGTGTATCCGCCCTCATGCGCAAGGAAGTCCTGCCCGAGAACATCGGCTTCAACTTCTCCACTGTCATCGTCAAACGCTCCAACGGAACGGGCGGCGGCTGGCAAGCGGTTTCCACGCCTGACGGCTCCGGCAACAACTGCGTGCCGACACCCACCGTCGTCGCCAACGCGATGACCCAACTCACCTACTCCGCCGCCCAGACTCGCATCGACTCTGTGGATGTGTGCTTCTCGGACCTCCGCGCTGCATACAACGCCACTGAGCAGATCGCAGCTATGCGCGAGAACTTCGTCGGCAACGTCGTCGATACTTGGGAAAATCGCGACAAGGCGATGTTCTTCGAGAAGTCCGGCCACAAGATCGTGTTCAACGGTTCTCTCTCCGAGACGACCAACGGCACGACCATGCCTGCCACCGTGGCGACCTCCACCATCAACCAAGGTCTCCTCGACCGCCTCTACGTTCGCATCACACAGGACGGCGGCGGCAAGGAACCCTACGCCAAGCGTCAGGGTGCAGCCATCATCCCTGCGATCATGTCGATGGAAGCCAACGAGCGTCTCACCAATGGCGCGACCGACATCCAAGACAACTTCCGCTGGGCTGAGTCCGGCAAAGGTGCCGAGGGTGCCACGCTGCTCCAGAGCTGGAACATCGACCGCACCTATCGTGGGTTCATGCACGTCATCGACAACAAGATGCCGCGCTTCGACTTCGTCAACGGTGCATGGGTCGAGCGTCCGTTCTACATCTCCAGTGCCACCACCATCGGTGACGAGGCCATCGTCAACCCGGCCTACGAAAGCGCCGAGTTTGAAGACCTCTACCTCTGGCACCCCGATGTGGTCGTGCGTCAGGTTCCCACTCCGAAGGGTAGCTTCGGTTCCGGCACCAGCGCGAAGACCGTCAGCTTCAACGGCGACGTTGTCTGGCTGAACATCGCCAACAAGGAGACGAACCCCTACAACGACATCGGCTTCTACAGCGCCCGTCTCTACGCCGCCTACAAGCCGAAGAAGCCCCAATACGGCTACGTCGTGCGCTTCAAACGCTGCCCGAACGTCGTGACCACCTCCTGCCCAGCTTACTAAGCTCAATGGAGAACGGTGAGCCAGTCCCGTGCGGGGGCTGGCTCACTCCCCTAACCCGCACGTTTCCGCACGAATTTTCCCACATCCTATGACCGTCATCCCCATTCCCGCAACCCTCGACCTCGCAGACCGGATGGACGGCGACGAGTTTGAGGTCACTACCCTCGTCCGCCGCAAGGGCAACGAGTTGGAAGTAGTCACAATCGAAGGAGAACCCGTAGCCGCCATGGAGTCTGAGGACGAAGGCGACGATGTCGAAGTCGAGATGGACGCCGAAGCCTTCGACCGAGTGCTGAAAGGAGGCCCACGATGAACGTCGGCACTCCCTACTCGCAGGCGGCACGCGACGCCGCCCTAGCTGCTATCGGCGGTGATTCGTTCCCCGAGAACATCATCAACCTGCTTCAACAGTTGGTTGTCGCCACATGCGTTAGCAGTGCTGTCCTTTCTCAAGGAAGCCCATTCTCGGCTGCCGCTCAGGCGGAAGCAGTCGCAAGCATCGGAGGCACGGCGCTTGGCAACACCATCCCAGACCTCCTTCAACAATTCATCATCGCTACCGCGATTCACGGAGTATGACCACCGTAGGCACCCTTTATTCCAGCACCGCACGCACCACCGCCCTCGACAGCATCGGGGGCAACTCCTTTGACTCCACCATCCCCGGCTTGTTACAGCAGGCCATCGTGGCTGTTGGTAACAACGGCGGCGGGGGAGGCGGATCGACTGCATGGGGTGCGATCACTGGCACGCTATCGAATCAGACGGACCTTCAAACGGCGCTGAACGCCAAAGTCGCTTTGACCGGCAACACCATGACAGGGCTTTTGCAATTCACCGGCACCACGCATGCTGGGATTCGCCTGAACAACCTCACCACCGTTCAGCGTGACGCCATCGCATCCCCACAGGCGGGCATGTGCATCTGGAACACGACCGCCGCACGCCTGCAACTCCACAACGGCTCCGCTTGGACCGCTGGTATGGTGCGCCTCGATGGTGACACCATGACGGGGGCGTTGGTTCTGCCAGTCGGTAGCGCAGCGGCAACAGCCTTGAACTTCGGCACCGCAGGAACGGGACTCTACTCAGCCGGAACGAACCTCATCGGGTTCGCCACAGACGGGGTGGTGAGGGCCACGCTCGGGCTTGCAGGAGGAGTTGGGAATCTTAGCATAACTACCCCCTCTGGCAATCCGACCTTAACATCGCCAACTAGCCTCATCTCCATCGGGTCTTCTAGTTGTAGTGCTACAATGTGCAATGGCCTATGGACCGTATCTAATGTAACCGGAAACCTGACTTCGGGTAACCGCGCCTACCTGCTTTCTTTGGGTGGTGACGTGGTTCTGCAAGGAGACGCAGCGGACGTGCTGGCGCAGCGCCGTGGCGCAAATGCGCAGGCTTTCCGGGTGTACGGCACGTTCACCGACACCAGCAACTACGTCCGCCTCGCGCTCACCACGACATCGACCACAATGGGTATCGTCTGCCAGACGGCGGGCACGGGGGCTGACGACATCGACCTTGGTTTGACGACAGCGGGGACGGGATTGCTTGCCATCTCGACCGCCGCTAGCGCCGACATCGGCGTCGCCTCGACCCACTCTGTGCGGATGAAGTTCAACGGCACAGAATACAAAGTTCTCCTCGCTACCCCATAACGCCATGAACATCACCATCACTCCCGAACAAGAGGCGATCTTCGCCACCGAAGCAGCCGAGCGCAATAAGACGCTTGCCGAAGGTCAGGCACCCCACACGGCGGAGAGCGTCGCACTCCTACTTATTGCCGCGAGCGCGGAAAGCTACGCCACCACCCACGAGGCAGCGATCCGCGCAGCCCTCGCTCAAAACGACGACCTTATGCGAGTAGGCAAGGCCGTGTCCCTCGCTCCCCCAAACAAGCAAGCCGCAGCCATTGCCGCAGCCGAGGCAGCCCTCCTCTCTGTTCATATCCCCAAGCAGTAAAACCCCGCACACCATGACACCCACCGACATCGCCGCAGACCGCCAGTTCATTCAAGCACAACTCGAAGGGCTGGCCCCTCAAATCCGACAGCACACCATCCTACTCCGAGCTTACACCGCAGGCGGTGACGCCGTGAAGGAGATGAAAGACAAAGTGGCCGCAGTGCTCGGAGGCCAGATCGCTATGCGAGAAAGCCTCGAAGCTGACCTTGCCGCCCTCGACTCCACCGACTCCGCCGCATGAAACACCTCGCCGCACTCTTGCACGTCCCTTCTGACATCCTTGGATACGTCAGCAGTCTAATCGTGGCTTCGGGTGCGATGGTGGCGACGACGATTCAGGGCATCTTCCCAACGCCCGACGCCGCAGCCGAGTGGCCGTTCTACGGCGTCCTCATCTCGTCCAACGTCGTCTTGTTCCTTTCTGTCGCGGGTATCCTTCGATGGGTTGGGACGAAGTGGTTGGCGCAGCAAGCCGTGACCACCGCAGCCATCGTGGAGAACAGCGAAGCCCTGAAAAAAGTCAGCGAGACTTTGGAGAAGCAGAACACATGGTTCACTGACTTCGGCAAGAATGCACTCCAGTTTCAGTTCGAGCACGCCCGCATGAGCGTTCACGCGCAGCACCAGCAGGAAGGAGGAGGGCATGACCGCCACTGAGTACCGCCTCCCGCCTCGCGTGCGAGCCATCCCCGGCACCGAGGGATTTCTGTTCTTCGGTCGCACGATGTTCGAGCTTCTTGAGCCTTGGACTTTCGAGGTGCGCGGCCACGGCTCATTCACGATCCCCTACGGATACAAGTTCGACCGCGCCAGCACTCCGAAGATTGCATGGCTCATCGGCTTCACCCGTGACGGCCTCACGGAAGTCCCGGCTCTGGAGCACGACTTCCTCTGCGACCTTCTCGCTGGCGGCTCCCCATGGCTCGCTGAGAGGCTGGGCAAGATTCCCGACAGCCCTCCGCCTGCTGTCGTCCACCAACATTTTGAGGACCGTCTCCTCGAAGAGGGGATGCGTCCCTCCAAGGCCCGGACAATGGGCTTCGCCGTCAAAGCTCTCGGCCCGAAAGGCTGGCTTAAACCCTCACGCTGGTTCAACACCTAACACTCATGCCTGCCTCAAGCGTTTACCTCATCCGCAAAAACCGCCAGTGGGTTCACTACTCTCAAATCGAGGATGTGACGCTCACGGGTGCCATCAATTCCTACTCGTCCGTCACAGGCGTTGCATCTACCAACGTCATCACTGTGACCGGCGCGTCGATCCCCACGGGCACACCGTTCTACTTCCAATCTATCGCTGGCGGTTCCAGCATCACTACGGGAACGATCTACTGGGCTGTCAACTCCAGCGGCAGCACGCTGCAAGCTGCACTCACTCCGGGTGGCGCAGTAGTGTCGCTCGGCAGCAACATCACCGCAGCCGTTATCATCGCCACCGCCGACGAGATGAACGTGTGGAGTTCCGAGTTCCGTGACATCTTCAACCAGACTGGCGCTGGATGGGGTGCTCTTGGCACTTTCTCCACTGCCTCCGTCAACAAGGCCAGCGATGCTGTCGTCGGTCAGGCTGGCGTCGTCCTCACCCCCGGCGCTATGACTGTCGGTGCGCTAGGGCCACCCGGCATAGAGACCGGCGTGAAGCTCGGCTCTTCTACCGCCACCGCTGCCATCTCCGACGAGATCACGCACAGCCCGCTCCGTCAGACGCTTCTCAAACGAACGCACTGGAAGTTCGACCGTGGTTCAGGCCACACCCCGCGATACCTCTACGCGACGTGGGCGGATGGCGACATCGTCGCGAACAACCCTCCTGAGACCGACGCATAATGCCCTCGACCAAGCCACCCAACGGCCCGACAGGCGGATACTTCGACCTGCTGCCCTCGCCCGATCCGAGCCAGTTCTCGCTTCGGGTGCGCGAGGATGCCAAGGATTTCCAGCCGACGCTGCTGCCTACCTACGGCACCCGCTACGCTGCGGCCAACTGGTTGAAGACGAAACCCCGAGTCACATTCGAGGGGTTCAAGGACTACGTTTACACGCATTGTGAACGCACGGACCAGTATCTCTGGTTCTACTTCGGCAAGAACAAGACGCCCGCGCAACGCAGCACCCCATTCCGCACGTTCTACGACACCCGTGGGTATGTGTGGCCTGCCGTTCTTGAGGACGTGTACATCGTCCAGTCCACGACGTTCGTGCAATCGACCTACAACGGCACGGCCACCGTGACCTCGCCGTCGCTGTTCCCGCGCTACCGCTACCGGCCATCGGTCAGCGTGTCGTCCGTCATCAAGGTCGAGCAGTTCCTCGCCGAGACGCCGTGGAGCGAGCAAGAGCTGACCCACGAGCAGCCGGTGCCGACCGACGTGAACGCCTCCTACCTTGGAGTGTCGGTCGATTTTCCGCGATGCCTGCATGGCGACATCACTTTCCGTGAACTCGTGCCGGGGGCCAGCATCGTGTCTGGCGTCGGCATGGTCACACCCCCGCTTGGCCGCGATCCCACGAGGATGATCTTTCCAGCGACAAACTTCACCGACTGGTCGCCCTTCATCATCGAGGATAAGCAGCAGCCGACAAACGGCTTGTGGCTGCGTGAGCGTGTGACAATCTACCCGCCACCACAACCTGAGACCACCTTCCAATGATTACCACCACCGCAGGCACATTCGAGGCGGACTCGCCTTTCATGCGTCGTCCTTGGGCGTGGGGTATGGACAACATCGGGGTGACACAGAGCGGCGACTCCCGCACGATTGTCGTGCAACCGATGCCGGGTGCGAAAGTAAAAGTTGAAAGGTTTGCCTATCAAGGGTAGCCTGACTTGATGATAGGTCTGACTGTAACAACCCCTTCCTACAATAAGCTCACCGCCGAAGCCTGCAAAAGGTTCGAGAAGAACACGGGTTTGAAAACACGAGTGGAGATCGCCCCCACTGACGATGATGGGTTTCCGGCGAAGCTGGAGTTGTGGAGGACAAAGGCGGACGCGGTTTTCTTTGACTCCGATTTGTGGGTCATCCGGCCAACCGACTTCTCGAAGCTCCCCGACTGGTCAGTCGTGCATGACCCCTGTGTGTTCCACCCTGATTCCTTTTGCTTCAAAGACTGCCAGCAACCCTTCGAGGAAGGTGGCCTTCTACGGGATCGGTACTTCAACACTGGCATGATGAAGGTGGACTTCCGCAAGCCCCTCAACCGTGAGGTGTTCAAACGCGCTGCCAAGATCGCTGCAAAGGTCAAAGCTGGAAAAGCGTGGAAGCCCCATGACACCACGGATCAGTACTACATCAACCGGGCCGTCCTCGAACTCGGCGTCTCTGTCACGCTTCTCCCCTACTCCTTTAACTACTACCACAAGGCGGTGGAGTGGGGAGTGCTGTCATTCACCCCACGAGAGGTTCGCTGCCTCCATGCCGCAGGATACCCACTGAAACGGAAGCTAGCTGCCCTGCGAAGCCAGTTTCGTGTCTTCGGGTCGCAGACTCAGCCCATGCAGCTAATGGCATTGCAGCACAAACACACCGTAACCTTCGAGATATGAAGCTCTACAGCAACTACTATTGGCCCGATGCGGACCAGCGAACCGCCGAGGCAGTCATGCGCGAAGTCGTTCTCTTGCCCTCCTACCTAAAGCACTGCAAATCGAAGCGCACCTGTATTCAGGCTGGCGGTAACGTCGGCGTGTATGCGCAGGAGCTTTCACGTTCGTTCGACTTGGTTATCACGCTTGAGCCGGACCCCGACAACTGGGCGTGTCTGACGAAGAATGTGGTATCTCCCAACATCGTCGCCCATCACGCCGCTATCGGAGATACCCGAGGTAGGGTATCTACGTTCCGGCAGCCGCATGAAGAGGCCAACTATGGGGCGACCATGGTGCAGGCATCAGAAATCGGAGTGCCGGTCAAGGTCGTCGATGACGCTGGCCTTGGCGAACTCGACTTCTTGCTCCTTGATGTGGAGGGGTATGAGCTGCCAGCAGTAAGGGGCGCAGTGGAAACAATCAAGCGTTGCCGCCCGGTGATCGCCGTGGAGGTGAAGGGTCTCGGGTCACAGTTTGGGTACACCAACGACGCCCTGAAATCTTTCGTAGAAGCACAGGGATACCACATCGCGGATCGTATCGGCAGAGACATCATCTTCACACCTCTCCCATGAAGCACACTCTCGTTTGCGTCCTCAAGTCCGGGGGTCAATACACATCTAAGCACGTCGAAAGGTTGCGTGCTCAAACGTGGTATCCAGTCGTGTGCCTGACTGACGACATATCTGTCACAGAACCGAAGCTACCGCTTACCCGTGGGCTGGCTGGCTGGTGGTCGAAGTTGGAGGTATTCGACCACGATTTCGGAGCGCCAGTTTGTTACCTCGACCTTGATGTGGTTGTGCAGAACCTCCACTGGCTGAACCCCCTCGAAGATAGCTCGTTTTACGGGATGGAGGATGCTTTCAAGCCGGACGGCTGCCCGCTGAATAGCTCAGTCATGGTGTGGGATGGTGGACCACGGAAGCAGGTTTTCGATGGTCTCTCCGAGCAGGAGATGCAGCATCCGGGTGGAGACCAGCAGTGGATTTGGCGCAAGCTGGGGGAGGGGATGAAGTTCCTCGAACCTCCGTCTGTGGTGTCATACAAGAAGCACGGCAAGGCACCTGAGTTCGGAGTCGTGGTCTATCACGGCAAGCCTAAGCCATGGGACCGGGAGCAGTTCGAGCACGAACTTGTGTGCCTGTTCCCCGCTTCGCAGACCAACCTCAAGGAGCAGTTCAACACCGCATGGGGCGCTCTTCACACGGACATCCAGAAATACTCGGCAGGGCAGAGGGCACATGCGAAGTGCTGGCTCACCTATAGGGCATTGGACGGCAAGGTGACGTACGGCGACTGGCTGCAAAACGTAGCCAATGTGGCACTTCCACCCATGATCGACAGGAAGGTCGAAGCTAGGTGGCACACCTCGCAACTAGCTGCCGAGGTATTCCTCAACATTCAGCAAGGCAAAGCGTGGCAGGCTCAAGCCAAAGGGTATATCGCCACCGCGCAGGACGGGAAGCTGCTGGCGGAGAACCCCGGAGCCGTGCTGAACTTGGTCCGTGTCGGGTGCTTGCTGGCGTATCAGCAGATGATGGATGGGCAGGAAGATGAAGCAGCGGGCACCGTCAACAAGTGCTTCCAGTTGTGGACCTCATCGTGGGGGGGCATCGACCCTCTACGCTATCCCTTTCGCTTTATCGAAATGCGGCAAGACTCGGCACCCCTGTACGCCATGGCCCGAATCATGCACAAGCTGGGCAGGATCAAAGTTTACTTTAATCAGCCGGACTGGGCAGAGAAGGTGCTTAAAGAGGCGGAGTCGTCTCACTGGTGGAAAAGCATGCTGCTCCTCGGCAAACATCGGAGCGCCATCTGGTGACACGGGCTACTTAACGTGTTTCCACAACCTCCTCGAAGTGATCTTCTGAATGCTTTGTTGGGCCATATTGAACTTCGCTCCGATGACACTTTGGGAAAGCCCGATTCTGTACATCTCGCGTATCTGACGGACCTGATCGTCGGTCAACTTTGCTTGGGGTAGCGCGGACCCCATTAGCGGAGCAGAACGGCCTTTGGCTACCCTGTCGAGGTTGTTATCCTCGATGGTCCCAAGCATCAGGTGGTTCGGATTCACGCAGCAGCGGTTGTCGCACTTGTGCAGCACGCACATCCCTTCCGGCACCGGCCCGTAGTGAATTGCCCATGATATACGATGCGCCGTTGTGTGGACATCCCCCACCTTGATTTTCCCATACCCTGCTTTGCTGAGAGTTCCAGACCAATCCCAGCAGCGATCTAGGCCAGCGTACTGAGGGACCGACTGGGGTGGCAGGTTGGAGACTCTGTTACGGCTCCAGAAGAGGCGTAGCGTTTGATGGGTGATCTCAATGGTGTTTGGCATAAGAGTGGTGAGTGTAACGCCAACCCGGCAGCACGCAAATTGAAAACAAAATCCCCGTGACAGATAATTGTTGACCGTTATGATAGGGAATGGCTGACATACCTCTCATCACGGATCAATACGGGCGCACCCGCCAAATGACTGCGCAGGAGTTCAAAGCCGCCACCGGGCGCATTAGTGCTGCTCCAAGGAACCCGCGATACATGGGCGGGCTGAATAACTACTACGCTTTGCAGAATCGCAACGTGCCCACTTTCTCCGACCCACGCCGACCCGGCATGTCCGCTCGCGAGATCGGTGAAGACGCCGCGAGCCTGGGGTACACCATCGGTGCTCAGGGCGTTCGCCCCAGCTACATGCCCAACAATCCGCAGGGTCAGATGACGGCGGAGCAGCTTCGCCAGTTCAATATCGCCACTGCGAAAGCGTCCGGCAACTTCTCAGCGATCCGTGAGAAGTTTCTCCGTGAGAACCCCGGCGATACCATGGATGAGCGAGGCAACATCGTTCGGGGGGGAGCAAAGGCGACAGCGCCAGCCCCGGCCATGAAGCGCGACGATACTTTGCTTGGCCTCGCGGGCATTGACGTTGAAAAGCTGCGTCCCGACTTCTCCGCCGCCAAGGCAGCGCCCATCGTGGAAACCCCCGCCCTCGTCACCGCCGCACAGCGTCGCCAGATGCTCGCCGACGCGGCTTCTGGTCGCAGTGAGTCCCGCGTAGGCGACCGTGTCGCTGGCATCTCTTCGGGCTACGGCACCGGCTCTTCCCGTCTTCTGAAACCCGGCGAAGCTCGTCCCGTCGCCATGACCACCGACGAGTTCGGCAAGCCGGAGACGATGAAGAGCTTCCTCGAACGTCGCAAAGCAATCCAGAAATCGAAAGGCATGACCTAATATGGCCGAAGACTGGGCATCCAAAATCCGCGAAAGCATTCAGCGCAGCAATCAAGCGATGGACCTCTACCAGCGTCAGGGGCAGGCCGCAGCGATGAACTATGAACGCGACCGCCGTGACCCAATGCCATCCGGCCTTGTCAGCGGGAACCGCACGCGCTACACCGCGCTCGACACGGGCGGCATTGCTGACATACCCATGTTCACACCCGCGCCCGCTGGTATGACAGCCGACCGTTTCAGCGGTGCCCCGATTGAGAGTGCGTCCTTCTACGGCTCCGGCCAGATCAACGAGATCAAGCCCCCCGAGGACTATGAAGAGGGGCAAGGCGGTGGCGAAGGCCAAGGAGGGGCACCCACGCCCAACCGTCGTCCTCGCCGCCCTTCCACTCCGATGAAGAGGAACTACATGGGTTCCGCTGGTGGGGGTGGCCTCGACCAGCACTTCCAGAATCAGCGCAACGCAAGCTCGTGGGAGAACCTTCAACGGCGTAGCAATTACATGCCGCCGAGTCAGCAAACCCCTCGCCAACGCTTCGCCTCCTAATGGACACACGCACCACATTGGCGGACGCCCGCGCTGCCCTCTACGATCTCATCAACGTCGATGATCCGAACGACCCGAAGTTCCTTCGCATCCTCAACGAGGTCCGTGAACGCCTCATCAACTCGGGGAAGTGGAAGGGCTGCGTCGTTTCCACGGTGTTCGACTCCTCGGCTGGCTTCATCACGCTGCCCTACGACTATCTCTCCGTCCTCGGCACGACCTACGACCGCTATCCCGCGCCCGTGTTCACGCAGTTCCACGAGTATGTGGAGCAAGGTCCGGGCGAGTTCGATGAGACGCTCAAGTTTCCCGGCCAACTCATCGACATGGGCGACGGCTTCGCTACGCAGGCCAACATTGAAACGGCTGGAGTGATCCGCGTTTACTCCTCCGCCGCTGACAATGCCAAGGTCGTCCGGTTGTTCGGTGAAGACCAGAACGGCGACACGATCTACGATTCCTCGGGCAACGAAGGCGTGAACGTCACGCTCGCGGCTCCCTACGTCGCCACCACGGCGCAGTTCTCCAAGGTCACGGCAGCACAGAAGCCCGCATCCTCCAACCGCGTATACCTGAAAGTGTGGGACGGTGTGACCGAGACTCAAATCGCGGAGTACCAGCCCAACGAAACCCGCCCCATGTATCGCCGCTACAAGACCGGCGAGGCTGAGAAGGCGATCCGCGTCATCTGCCAACTGCGCTACATGCCAGTCTCCGCTGAGACCGACTGGGTGAAGCCCGGCAACATCTCTGCCCTTCGAGCTGGCATCCGTGCGTGGCTCTTCGAGGATGGCAGTGACATGGCTTCCGCCGACGAGTCCATGGTCCGCGCCTACAACTTCCTGAATGACGAAGCCAAGGCCACCCGTGGGGGCGCTCGCGTCACCGTGGACATGGTCGGCGGCACTTTCGGACGAACCTACATCCCTTTCATGCGCTAATATGGCTGACCCCTTCCAAGAACTCGGCATCACCCGCCGCCCGCTGTTTCAGATGTTCGGCCTCCCCGAAGATCGTGGAGCCGGAAGCCCGTTCATGGCTCAAGCCGTGCGGAACGACCGCATCACGCAAGCCGCGCAGATGAAGCTGGATCAAGACATCGCCGACATCGAGCGCCGTGGTCAGGCCGAGGCTGCCGCCGACGAGTTCGTGCGGCAGAACCCCGACGCCGCGATGGCCGGGTCGAGCCGCTACGGCGATATTCAGCGATACCAGATGATGCAGCAGCGTGGTCCGAGCTACTCGGATGCCGTGCTGTCTCGCTCGCTCGCCAACAAGCTGTCGCCCGCTGCTCGGGAGAAGTTCTACCAGAACCTTGAAGCAGGCATGGGCGTAAACGCCTCCTACGACGACGCGGAAGCGGATGAGGAAGACATGAAGCTGCGTGTCGGGTTGGTTGAGGCTGGCGTTCCCCGCGCCACCATCGAAGGGATGCAAGGTCGCATCGACCGGCTCACGGCTGCCGAGCTTCTCGCAATGGCGAAGAACGGCGGTGGTAGCGGTGGCAAGAACCCCGAGATGCAGGCGCTTGAGGACAACTATGAAATGCTTCGGAAGGAGTATGAAGACGCCCGCACGTTGGGTGAAATCAGCCCGGAACTGGAGAAGGACTACCTAGACACTCGTGGCGAACTGCTCAAACGTCGTCGTTCTATGTACACCCCGCAGCAGCGAACCCCCGACGCCGCGAAGCAGATCGTCGGACAGGTGGCAGAAGGCAACGCGGCTGGAGTTGACCTCCGTCCGACTGGCGCTGCCCCACCCCCTCCAATCGAGGGGCCAGCGGCGATCCCGGCCAGCGTCGGTTACGACCAGATAGACGACTACCTAAAGCAGATTGAAGAGCAGAAGGCAAAGGTTGGCGAGGAAGCCGCTGTGGCCGAGCAGTGGACGCAGCAGAAGAGCGCGTTGCAGAAGCGCCTCGAAGCTGCATTCCCAGACACCAAGATTCCCGGCACCAGCACCACGCGGCTTGAGATCATCGCTCAGAACATCCTTAAGGACAAGCCCCTTGAGGACAAGGAAACCCTCGACGCGGAAGGGAATACGGTTGTCTCACCCGCCAGCATCTACGCACTCAACAAGATCGGGCTTGGTCCTGTCTATGACGCCTTTGCCGAAAAGGGCAACCTCCGCACCGGACCGCAGGGCGTATCCAATCGTGAGCTTGTCAAAGCGTGGGCGGAGGAGTTCCTCAAGAAGCGCAACCTCGCCAAAGCTCCGATAGATCAACGGTTGGACATCGCCCCCGAAGAGCGCGTCATTGGAGCAAAACTTCTGGATAAGTACCTCCCAGCAACTACTAAGTAGCCATGCCCAACTGGTACGACATCACCCGCGACGAGGAATATCAGTCTCTCTCCCCACAGGCTAAGGCCGACCTCAAGCAGCAGTTCTTTCAGCGTTCCTTCGCAGCCGATGATGAGTACAAGGGCCTGTCAGACAGTGGGAAGCAGGCAGTGTTTCAGAGCTTCATGCAGCAGCCCGATGACACGGGCCAGAACATCGTCACCAGCACACTCGGCTCCGCCGCACGCGGTTTCGGCGAAGTCGTTCCCGGCGCTATCGAAGGCGTCGGTGCCCTCACAGGCATCGAAGAGATTCGTGGTGCTGGGCAAGCCGTGCGCGGTGGCCTCGAATACCTTGCACCCACCAACCCGATTTACGAAGAAGGAAACATCGCCAAGGTCGCCGGAGTCGGCGGTCAGATCGGCAGCTTGGTCGCCACAGCGGGCGTCGGCGGTATCGCCAGCAAAGCTCTCTCTGGCGCGAAGATCGCCGCAGGAGCCACGGCTGCCGAGCAAGCCGCCCTTGCAGCACAAGCTGTCGGGCGCGGTGCCAAGGCAGCCTCTTACCTCTCGTCCGGTCTCCAAGGAGCCGCTGGCGGGGCCAACGAGGCAGAACGATACGGCCTCGAAGGGCCAGAGGCTTACCTCCGCATCCTTGCTGGCGCTGCCACGGAACTCGGCAGCGAGGCTCTCCCCTTCGGCACTCTCACTGAAACCGCAGCCGCTCGCCGTCTGCTCGGCGAAGCGTTGCCGAACGCACCCGGCATCCGTCGCTCTGCGGTCACGGAGGGGGCGGAGGAAGTCGCTGCTCAGGTTGGCGGCAACCTTTCCACACAACTACTCGCCCCTCTCGGCACGGAAACTCCCGACCTCCTCGAAGGTGCTGGCGAAGCCGCTGCGCTCGGCGCAGTTGGCGGCGGCATGTTCGGTGCCCTGAACCGGCTCACGACGCCACGCACCCCCACCGTCGCCACCCCACCGCCCGTTCAGCCCGTCCAAGATGTCGCTGCAAATGTCGCCGCTGCCGACGAAGGGAGACCTGACTTAGCCGCAACACCAAATGTCGGCACGCCTGTCACCCTCGATGGGCAGAACTTCACCGTCACCATTCCGCCCGGCTCCGGCGTCTCGCCCGACGCGGTGGCCGGGTTCTACGACGACCCTGACACGCTTCGTGCTCTGCATGATCGTGGTGACATCCGCCTTGAGCAGGTCATCACACCGACGGAGACCGTCGATACCACGGACCTGAACAACAACGTCGCGGCGTCCGCTCCCTTCGCCCCGCAAGTGGCGAAGACGATGCAGGAGATCGCCGTTGAGGACTCCCTTCCCCAGCTTGCTGGGGACGTGGCTGCCGTGAAACCAGACCCCTTTCCTACCCAATCGGAACAATGGCTCCGAGACCGCTGGCAGCGGCTCGATGATACCCGTATGCGGCTTATCGAGAACGGAATGTTAGGGCAAGCCGCTGCGATAGAGGATGAGCAAAAGCGGGTAGAGCGTTCCCTCTTATCACGATCTTCCCAGCCTGCCGTTACCCCCGCACAAGAAACCCCCGTCACTCCGGCTGAGAGTGACGGGGGCAGCCTTGGTCAGATGACACCTGCGGCGGGAGGGTCGAGTCCCGACGTTACCGCAGACATGGTTCCTCAACAGGAACCCGTGTCAAGTGCGGAAATCGCGCCTGCGGCTGACCCGTTCGCTGCGGCGGGGGAGCCGGTTGCCGAGGATGTTTTCCAGCCAGCGTCAGGGCAACCCGACTTGGGCGCAGGTGCCGCTACAACCCCGCGAGGGGCCATTGAAAGTCCCACAGCACCGCTGGCTGGAAAACCCGTAAAACCGGATCGCCCGAAGAAGGAGACCCGGAGACCCCCTAAGACGGTCGAAGCTGCGGAAGCGGCTATCGCGGAGCAAGCCGCTGCGGCTGAGTTTGTGGGTGATATTAGGGCAGAAGGACAGGAGGCCCGTACGCGCCAGAAGAAGGCGGCATTTATCACCGAGTTCGCAGAGGGTAGGAGGGAACCCGCCTTCCTCCAACAGCTACTAAGTGGTGGCTGGGATAAGGCACTGGATGACGTTCAGCGCGGGCTTGTGACCGCCGACAGAGCTGAAAAGCTCGCGAAGGATGCAGAAGGTCGCGGCCTTATTGACGCCTTCACAGCAAGGAGGTTCTCTCAGCAGCCAGCACCCATCGAAGCGAAACCGAAGAAGGCCAGCCGCCCGAAAGTGGCGCAGCCTGCCGCCGTTGTCGAGCCAGCCGAGAAGCCCTCCCCCGGCCCACTTCGTCCGAAGTTCGTAGCCGGTGAGACGGTGTCGTTCAAGATCAACGGCCAGACCGTCATCGGCACCATTCAGCGTGTGAGCGGAGGTGGTAACGCCACCGTCGCCTACAACTGGAACGGGAAGAAGGATCAAGAGATCGTGCTGCGCACCTCCGAGATTCAACGCCCTGTGCTCGCTGTCGCCGAGGAGCCGAACTACAAATACACGCAAGAGCAGAACGCTCGCAAGGCTGCCCGCTTTGGCCTGCCAACGCAGCCCGGCGTCACGGTCAACGCTGGCGGCACCATCAAGACGGCACTCGAACGCATTGCCTCCGACCCCGCGATGCCCCAGATGTTGCGTGCCGTGGCCCGTGCATTGCAGAAGCAGAACTACGACGGCGTTGATCTACGCATCGAGGCAGACGGTCGCCTTAACTACGCTGGCAAGTACGACCGGATGGATGATGGTCGTGCGCTCATCAGCCTCAACCTGCGTGCCGTATCTCGCGGGCAAGTTGACGCCATTGGTGTGTTTCTCCACGAGGTGCTCCACCACGTCACGCTCGGCAAGATCGAAGAGCCGCAGGGCGAGATCGAGACGCAGGCTGTCGAGGCACTCGACACTCTCCGCAAACGCATCAAGGCGTATGCGGGCATGCAGCAGCAGGCGACCGAGTTTTCTTACGAGTTGGGGTCGACTGGCGAGTTCGTCACTGCCCTCTTCACGCGCCCCGACTTCCAAGACCTCATCGCGGGGATTCCCGACACCTTTGTCCCCGGCACCCCCGGCTCGAAGTTCCGCAGCGTGTTGTCGGAAATCTTCCGCATCATCGCGCAGCTCGTCACCGGGCAGAAGGTGCAGAAGGGTGGCATCCTCGACCAGTCGTTCGCATCCACGCTCGCCTTGTTCGAGACGCCCCAACGGGCTGCTCGTGGACAGGGTGTGGACTACGCCTACGCGGGGGAGTCGGCGGAAGTTCCGCAGTTCATGCGTGACTCGCTCGACACTGCAAAGGCGATGGCGGCGGCAGGCAAGACGAGCGAAGAGATTCGCGCCGTCACTGGCTGGTTCCCCGGCAAGTATGACGGGAAGATGCGTTGGGAGGTGCCGGATGATGGGGCGACCATAAATAAGGAATACTTGAAGGAATTTGCCAATGGCGAGCGATCATCTATCACTCTTGGTAGATTTTTAGATCATGCTGCCCTATACGAGGCATACCCAGAGGCATTTGATTTAACTGTAGAGTATGATGAACTTCTGAAGAGTGGGGGCGCTTTTCAAGGCGACACTATTTACTTCGGTCCAAACACAACGCGAGTTGATGGCACTTTGCTGCACGAAGTTCAGCACTGGATTCAGGATAAAGAGGGATTCGCTAAGGGCGGAGACTCTAAAATGGCTTTTGCTGACCCTAGGATGGGAATTGGCAGCAAGAAGGGACTTGCCGCTGCTAATAAAATCCTGCGAGAAATTCTCAATAACATGAAATCGCCCATGTCAATTGAGGATTTCGCTAAACGAGCGTGGGACTCAGATGTCATCTCTAATGAGATCATGGAATCTTACGATGACTACAGGAAATCATTTCTCAAGGCGTCTAACGATCCAAATAACATACGCCTCGCTCAGCAGACAGCGGGTAAAGAGTGGTATCGCCGCCTAGCAGGCGAGATCGAAGCCCGCGATGTCCAAGCACGGCAGAACTTCACACCCGAGCAGCGCAAGGCAGTTGCCCCCTACTCCAGCGAGAACATCGCCAAGGAAGACGCCATCGTGATGTTCGGCGGCACGTCGCGCCAGTCCGCCACCGACACCCCCTCCACCCTCGCCCTGTTCGAGACGCCCCAACGGGCTGCTCGTGGTCAGGGTGTGGACTACGCGATGGCTGAGGATCGCCCCACCCGCATCAAGCTGTCACCATCCGAGGCTGAACTCGCTGACTGGCTAGTTGGTGGACCCATGGGGGATACCTCCTCGATGGAAGAGGTGCTGGAACGGGATGTAGCAGAGTCGGAATTACCCACTGTTGAGAACGGGGAGCTTGTGCTGCCAGTCGAAGACGTGGCGACGGATGCGCTATACCGGGTGTCCGTGCAAATGGAAGACATGATTGACGGGTACCGTGACGACGGGGCTACCCCTGCCCAAGTAGCGGCAGCCCGACGCGCTGCTAGGTCGCTCGCCGAAAAGATTCGTGCGACGTTGCCGAATGCACGTCAATCCGCCACCAACACCCCCTCCACCGCGCAACCCACCTTCACACCAGACGAAGCCCGTGCCATCCTGACCAAGCGGTTCGGGAAGGCGGTGGCTGACAAGTTTAACATCGAAGTGATGGCTCCTCGCCGCATGGGCAACCGTGAGGTGGAGGTCGATGCCGAGCTTCGCGGTGGCACGATCTCGCTGAACCTCAAGTTCATGGACAGCGAGGAAATGCTCATCCAGAAAGCCGAGCACGAGATGGCCCATGCCGTGTACACCGACAAGGGTGTGCAGGAAGCATGGCGCGAGTTGTCCGCCTCCATGCCGCCCGATGTCCGCGCACGCATCACCGAACGCATGGTCGAGGCTGGCTACGACTCCCGTGTTCTCAATGAGGAGGTGCTCGTGCGCTTCCTCGAAGAGGTCCGGGCCAACACTTCCCCCTCGAAGTGGAAAGCGTTCATGGACGCTGTTATCGACGCTTTCCGCCGCTTCTTCGGCGCGATGCCCGACGAGCGCACCGCACGCCTCGCCGCTGCCCGCATCATCGCAGCCGGTGAAGCGGCTGTTGCACGCGGGCTTGACCCCGCGAAGCAGGCGTTCGGGCAGAGCGTCTCCGATTTGCTGGGCAAGATGGATGCCGAGTACATGGCTGCCGTGGAGGCTGGCGACATGGTTAAAGCACAGCGCATGGTGGATGCGGCGGCGAAGGCGGCAAATTACGATACATCTTTACCATTGGTGCATCACACTTTTCGCGATTTTACCGTGTTCAAGATGGGAGGATATAAGCAGCCATACGGCGGGGCTGGTTGGAGCGGCAAAGGCGTATGGATGGAGCCTGAAAAACTATACCTTGCCAAAAAAGCAAAAGGCAAGAAGCCGAATATCGCTCACACTCACGAGTATGAATCAAAGCTAGCCAAGGAGAAGTATGCGGACACAGAACGCCGCATGAAGACCCTACGCTTGTATGCTAAAATACTCAACCCTGTTGGGATATATGGGGCAAGTGGGACCGATTTTGCACAAGAACAGCGCGACGAGCATGGATTTAGTCGGTCCTTTCCCCTTATCATCACCGACAAGGATTTGGAAATCCTGAAAGCTAAGCAGAAGGACGCAGCTTTCACTGCTGATGAAAACGGGAATATCGAAGAAGTCATCGTTTTCTCTCCTGAGCAGATCAAGTCCGCCGACCCCATCACCCGCGATGACGCTGGCAACGTGATCCCGCTGTCGAAACGCTTCGGCCCATCGCCCGACATCCGATTCTCCGTCGCCGGTCCACGCAAGGTCGCCACCCAGCGCACAGGTGTCATCACTGACAAGTATCCCGGCGTCATCAACCTCGAAGTCCCGATCACATGGCCTGAACAGGTCAAGCTGGCGCAGGATGCCATCACCAAGTACAAGAAGGCCAGCCAATCGAAGGACAAGGTTCAGGTGCTTGCCGACACTCGTGATGCGATCCTCACTGACAACGACATCCTTCTCAGCACGAAGATGGTTGCCCTCGACCTGCTCGCGCAGCAGGGGTCTATCCTCGCCAATCTCGCGCAGGCGGAGAGCGGATCACAGGTCAAGCTCGACGACTTCGCCAATATCACAGCAACCGCCAACGGTGTTCTGGAGTCCAACCCTGCCGAGTTCGCTGATTACAGGTTCACGACCGGCGATGAGCTGGCGAAGCGGGCCTCCGAGGCTGGCCGCATGCTCAACATCATTCAGGCGATTGCCCGGCTGACCCCCGAGGGGTACATTCGCAGCGTGGAGCGCGTGCGCCAGAAGAAGGTGGACGCGGCGACCGAGCAGCAGTTCGGCACGCAGAACGTGATGGGTGAGATCGAGAAGTTGTGGCGCATGATGCAGGAGGCCGGTGCCACTGACCGTGGTCTCGCTATCGCTGCCGCCCTGAAAGCGTTCATGCCCAGCCGGAAGAACGCAGCCCGTCTCATCGACCAACTGTTCCCGCAGGCGGGCATCCGTGACCGGATGACCAAAGGCGGCGAAGGGCTGGTGCGCGACTTCTTCCAGATGATCGCTGGCCCACGTGATCCGAAAAGTCCGCTGGCCGAGTTCGATGAATCCATTCAGTCGGCTCTCTCTTCGATGCTTCGCAAGGTGATGGAAGCACGCGGACTCGTCGCCGACAACCAGACCGTCCAAGCCACGGACATCGACAAGCTGGTGCGCTCTGTCAGCGCCGACCCGCTTCGCTTCGACAAGATCGCCGCAGCCGACGCCGCGATGCAGGATGAGCTTGCCAAGATTGAGGACGCCGAGCGCCGTGCCACGCTGCAACAGGCGTGGGAGGAAGCCACCTCGAAGATGTACACCAACGTCGCCAACGAGGCTACGCTTCGCCGTGCTGTGAATGCCGAGTTGAAGGCAGCGGGCGTGAAGTGGAACGAGATGTTCGACAAGGGGCAGAAGCCCGCCGCGCTCCGCGCCAAGGTGGTCGATGCCGTGATGCAGAAAGTCGGCGCTCTGGTGACAGGGCAGACTGACCCTACTGCCGAGATCGCCGAACTGGAGAAGCGTTTGCAGGCTGAAACAGATGAGCAGAAACAGAAGCAACTGCGAGAGCAGATCGCCGATGTCCGGTCACAGGCAAACGCGCTGAAATCCAACCTCGACATGCTACGCTCCGAAGTGGGTGCCGCCTTCAACTTCATCGCGGAGACGAAGCGCGTGCAATGGCTCGCCTACCGCGCGGGCATCGAAGCCCGCCGCCGCGTTGCCGAGCGCCGGAAGGACATGCTTGCCGCGCTCCGCAATCGTGGTGTGGCTGAGAGCGCACTCATGCGTCTCGCTGAGAAGATGGCGGGACCACAGCGCCCCGGTGCCGAGCCGAACCCCGTCTCCACGCTCATCGGCGAGCACCTCAAGGAACCCGTCGAAGGGTTCACCGACAAGCTCGTCGCCCTCGGCGTGGATCAAGCCACCGCCGATGCCCTCGACGCGATCTCCGGCACCGTGCGTGCCGACCTCGCGAAGCTGGCGGAGGCCAACGCTGTGAAGCGTCTCACGGACTCCCTCAAGCCGAAGACCAAGGCCGCGAAGTCTGCCATCCCGCGACTCCTTCGAGTGCTGCTGGAAGCAGGGAAGACTGGAGCATTCGACTCGAAGGCGTTCAACGACGCACTCGGCGAAGCCTTCGACCTGCCACCGATGACCGCTGACCAGCAGAAGGAAATCAGCCGCCTTGTGTCGGAGATCAACAAGCTGCCGCAGGGTGCCGCTCGCGTGGACAAGCAGCAGGAGCTAATGAACTACATGGCGCTCGTGCAGGGTGTATCGGTTCGCGACATGCTGCTCTCCATGTGGTATGCCAACATTTTGTCTGGCGTCTCGACGCAGACCATTGGGCTTGCCAGTAACACGGTCAACCTCGCCCTGCGATCCACGTTCCTCGCGCTCACCAACAACCCCGCTGACTTCGCGAACTACCTTCGAGGGGCACTTGGCGTCGGCAAGGATGCCGGTATTCAGGAGGTGAAGGCTGCCCTCGGCTCGTTCACGAAGCTCATCAAAGGGCAGCCCGAGCAAGTGCGTGCGCAGTTCAAGGTCGGACGTCTCGACTCCCCTGAGATCGCCAACGCCCTCGAAGTGCTGTTCCGCAAAGGACCGACGACCATCCCGGAGTGGATCGCCTATATCGGCTCCGCAGGAACACGGCTGCGTGCGGTGTTCCGCATTATGTCGGCCATCGACGCATTCTACTGGAATAGCGCCCGCGAAGGTATGTACCACCTCGCCGCCTCCCGCACCGTCCGCAAGATGGCGAAGGAGAAGAGCATGACGACAGAGGAGTCCAACGCTGAGTTCATCCGCCAACTGGGCGGCGGGCCGGAGGCATACGAGCAAGCGTTGAAGGACGCCGAAGCCGCTCTCAAGAAAGCAGGCCAGCCTGCCGACATGTTCACGATGGACCGCATGGCGCGTGAAGCGATTGACAAGGTCCGCATGAAGCTGAACCCGGAAGCCGTGCAAGCGGCGAACCGCTGGGCGGATCGCATCGTCTTTCAAAACGAGCCGGAGGGCATCGGCAAGATTATCAGCGCACTTATCCGCGCCATTCAGGGAGTCAACATCGCAGGGTTCCCGCTCGGCACGATGCTGGTCCCCTTCAACAAGATCGTCTCGGGCCTCTTCGAGCAGTCCCTTGATTACACAGGCATTGGGATCGTTCGCGGCATCCTCGGCATGCACATCTCCGACGCCCGTATCGACTGGAGCCGCAAAGGTATGCCCGGCATCTCCCCCGCCGACAAGGCGACGGTGTTCGACGATGTCGAGCGTTGGGAGCGTGCGATGGCCGGTTTCCTCGGCCTCACCATGTCCGCCGCTGCCTACATCGCGGCCAAGGCAAACATGGACGACGATGACGATGAAGTCCCGTTCATGCTTTACGCCTTCGGTCCCACGGACAAGAACAAGCGAGAGCAGATGCCCGAAGGCTGGGTGCCGTTTTCCATCAAGATCGGAGACACCTACTACCGCTACGCTGAGTGGCCTCTCGGGATGGTGCTCGCTGGTTTCGCCTCAGCCTTGGACGCCGAGCGTTATGGCAACATGAAAGAGAAGGACACGCTGGACCGCATTGGCTACTCTGCCATGCTCGGCCTCAAGGGCTTTATGACGCAGGGCGTTCTCTCCAACGTGGACACGGCCATCGACGTGCTCATGTTCAAGGCCACCGGGAAGAAGTACACCGACATCCCGGTCAACGCAGCCAAGGGTCTGATTCCCGCGCAAGGTGCCCTTCGAGATGTGAGTTCGCTGTTCGACAATACCAAGGTCAGCAACGACAGCATCGCGGCTGCTTTGATGAAGGACTTGCCCGTCGTCAAATCGTTGGGCACCAAGCCTGAGCTGAACATGTTCGGAGAGCCAACGCTCATGGAAGGCGAGGCCGTCCTGCGCCGGTTCCTGACACAGCGCCGTCCGCACGCCGAAGCCGACTACCTCACCCGCAACAAGCTATACATCCCCGGCATGGACGAGACCGTGACCATCGGGCAATATCTGCCGCCGACAGAGCGCGACCGCTTCAAGCGTCGGGCGATGCAGATGCAGGCCATGGAGAACGGCGTGTTCACGGCAGAGCAGAATTACGACTTCCGCAAACGTGCTGGCGAGCTGACGAAAGCAGCGGTGCAGCGCATTATGAAGCAGGCTCCAGCCGTCCGCACCGAGGAGCAACGGAAAGCCGTGCAGAACCTTATCGACAAGCAAGTTGGCCTTGCCCGACGCCGGGCGATGGTTGAAGCTGTTCCCTATCAACCCCCACCCGCACAATGACACCTACACCATACTCTGACACTGAAATTCTCGCCCTTACCTTTCGTGACGGCAAGTTTGACCCCGCTCGCGTGCTTGCCCTATACGCCGATCCCGCCAAATGGAGGCAGGTTGGGGATGGAAAAGACACCCCCTGCCAGTGGTTGTTCACCGGGCCTTTGCTCCCCGGCTACGCGCTTGCACAACGTGCCTTGGAGGCATCGCCCCCACCCGCACAATGACTCACCTCCACAGCATACCCGTAGGAAACGAAGAGCCGGTGCATTTGGCGCGTGAATCCTGCTGGTGCTACCCTGTTCAGGACACCGAGGAACCCAGCCTGCTCATCCACAACGCCAAGGACTGCCGCGAGAGGTTCGAGAGGCAGGGTGCCGACACCGGAGAGCAATCGTTATGGGTGCTCGTGAAAGGGTAACACTATGAAGCGCCCCGCTAACCCCTCGTCCGTGCCCCGTGGTGGCTGGCGATACGCCGACCCGCTCACTGGCATCCCCCACAAGGAAACCGACCTCACGGTGCTGTTGCAGGTGATCCGTAAATCGCGCATCGCCAACGGCCACCCAATCGAAGGAGAGTGGGACCGCGTGGTGCTCGACGACATCTGCCGAGAGAACGAGAGCATTGACTGCCGGGGAGAAGGAGACGCGGACACATGGGTGTCTGGTGACGCTCTGCGCCGGTTCGTGAACACGTTGATCGAGCAGCATGGCAGGGAGATGGTAAGCGAGGAAGAGCACCGTCGTAGGGCCGACATCTGCCTGACCTGCCCCAAGATCGGGCCAACGTCATGCGTGCCCCCGTGCGGTTGGCTTACCGCGAAGCTGACTGACCTGCTGGCCGGGAAGAGGCTCCACCGCGCTTCCGAGCTGCACAAGCGATCCTGCACCGTGTGCAAGTGCAACCTCGACTCCAAGACATACTACTCCCTCGATGCCCTACGAGCGGTTGACGCCAAGCTGGGCGTCGATGCTGGGGAGTACTGGAGCGGGTGTTGGATGCGCTAAAGGAGCGACAGCATATACCGCAGCGCAGGCTCTCGATTCTCATCATCTGTGAAGAGAATAGCTGTGCTGAGGGTGTCGTGCGCTAGCTCCCACAGTACTCCGCGTGCCTCAAAGGGGACGTGCCACTCGTACTCCCCGATCCACACTTGCAGCGTCTTTGGCTCCTGCTTAAAGGCGTCAAGCGCCTGAACATGCACCGGCCCACGCCTAATCCAGCAGCTTTCGTCCTGAAAGCGTCGGACGAAATGCCACTCTTCTACGAGGCGTAGTGATTTAATCAGCTTTTTAAATATCTCAGTGTCTAGCTTTGTCATAATCGGGTCTGGTTGGGGTGGGTTACTCGGCAATAGGTACTTGGATGAGGGGGCGCAGGATGTCGTTCAACGGGCGGAGAGTGCCGTGCTTGTTGTACAGCCGGGCTGGCAGTTCGTCGGCGACCCATTTCTTGTACGCTTCCGTCATCTGCTCTTTGATTAGCGTAGGAGGTAGGCTTCCAAGAACATCATCGAGGAGATTAGCGAAGTCGGTTTTCCCGACCCCTTCATCCGCTTGAATCGACGATGCGGGGAACGGCTGCCCCTCAAAATGGGTGGCGACCATCGGGTGACTAGGTGGGGTGGGCTCGTTTTGCATAGGTGTGGCTTTAGGGTGTGGCTTTAGGGTGTGGAGTGAGGGTCAGCAGTAGCCGCCAAACAGAACGCCCGCGTGATCGTGGCACGCAGCCATGGCCGTTGCCAGTTTCAACGGGCCGTCGCGTCCGCAGAAGTGGATGCTGCGTTCCGTGAAGTCCCAGTTGGAGCAGCCGTCCCACTTGATGTCGCCAATGGTGGTTGGGTAGCTCTTCGAGTAGTCGTCCAGTGAGAACATGCCCTCGTCGTCGGTCTCGAACTGAATGCTGTCACCGCTTTTGCACGCCTCGTAGATTACGAAGTTCACGCTCAACGGATGTCCGGTGTGGCCTACCATCGCGCTTGGTGTAGCCACGACGAAGTAGCCGAGTTCAGGGAGCCAGATGTGTTGGGTTTCGGTGTTCATGCAGCAGTTTTCAGGAATCCAAGGATGAGTTCTTCGTTGCCTTTGGCATCGCCGTTGACGAGCTTCTCGAAGATTGGGTGCGCGGCTTCCCGCAGTGTGTGGAAGTGCTCCGGTGGGATGATCCACGGAACGCCGTTTACCTCGACTGCTAGACGGGGGCCGAACGCCATAACGAATACCTTGCCAGTGTGTATCCACTCGCCGGAGGCGCGTTTCATGTACGACCAGCGATCCGGGTAGGACAGCAGGCGGAGGAGTTCGTCAAGTATCTGTTGTTGGGTGGAGGTCATGGCTCAGTGCTTTTGAGTTTCCCGCCTTTTGCGATGATGTAGCCGAACTCCCGCAGCAGGGGAGCGAAGTCGCCGAGAGAGATGCCGAGACCTTGGGCCATCTCGATAGCGACGCCCTTCTTCGATTTGCGCATGGCCTCGAAAGCAGTGCGCGTGATCTTGGGTTTCAGGATAGCCACGTCGAGGGTGTGCGTTCCGTTTGCGTCCGTCACTGTCGGGGCTGGAAGGTACTCCGTCACCGTCTCCCGGTGAAGCTGAACCGCCTCCACGATGGCTGGCGTCGGCGGAGCAGGTGGCGCTTCGAGTGCTTGCGTGAGAGTCTCGGACTCGGCTTCGGTCAGTGCGATAGCCGGAGTAGGTGGGGGCGTATCGGGAGGAGACAGAGCGTTGACTGCTTCCGTGAAAGGCGCAGACCCAGCTTCAATCAGAGGCGGCAACTCCATCTTCGGCGTTACACGCTCCTTGGGAACGTAGTACTCCGCAGCCCCCAGCAGCAACTCCGCCAGCGTGCCGTCCTTGCACCCGTGGACGAGCACCGCCTCGGGGGGCACAAGGCCACCGCGCTCGCGGCGTGGCTTATCGAGAGGCACTGGCTTGCAGGTGATTCCTTTCCCCGTGCGCTTGTATTCGTGCGTCTGCCACATATCAGCGATGAGTGTGGTGTTGGCGATTCCGGCTTGGTTCATCGCGTGACGCAGGTAGAAGTCGAACGGGGTGTGTGGGTTGCGATCCGCAGGCTTCACGAGGTCGGACAGCAGCGGACGGAATCGCTGGTCACGGTCCATGTTCGCAGGATAGACGCCGCAACCCATCATCATAAGGTCGTCTTCCTTCACCACGAGCTTGCCTTCCTCGACCCACGCTGTCGGGACGACGTTGCCCATGAACGGGCTGCCGCAGAGCGTGTAACCGTTGCGGATGGCTTGCACCCAACCGCGCTTCACGGGCAGCATGTCGAGTTCCATCCACAACCACGGGCCGTTCCAACCGATGTTGGGGATCGTGAAGACGGTGGCCGCGAACTGGGCACCCGAGGCAACGGGCCAGCCGCCAGCGAAGTCCACCTCGAAGGTGTGGACGTTGGCGTTGAGCGCGGCTGCTGCTTCATGGGCTTCCGCCTTGGCGGATGGCGTGGCGAAGAAGCAGATGGTGGCTTCCTCAAGTCCGCCGAAGTGCTGGAGCACTTTGACGAAGGTCGGGAGCAGGTGCTTGTCGTGGTTGGATACGGGGATGGCGATGTTCATGGTGTGTCGTACGGCTTGATTCCTTCGATGGGGGTGGAGGTGACCGGCTCGCGTGGGCAATCGCAGCAGGAGGTGTCGGGTGATCCGTAAAGCTGGGCAGACATCATGCGACGGGTTGCCTCAACGGCGATTGCCCGTTTCTCCTCCTCGGGGAGACAGTCCCACAGGATGTTTGATATGTGTTGCGGACTCATACGGGCACCTCCTCTTCGTAGGTCAGGTAGAAAGGGACTTCAACATACTTGCCGTCCACGAAGTTGTATCGTTGACGGCAGTGGTCTGGCACAAGGGCCACCCCATCTGAGTCAGCTACGCCGCCGTGCTTCTTCACCCACTCCTCCTCGGCGGCTTTAGCTGCGGCAACCCCACGGATGACGACTAAACTGCCTTCCTTCTTCACGGTGTCCCAGAACACCAACGCCTCGCACTCGGCGGTGTAGTAGGCCGGGTTCGCCATAACACGAGTAACGAGCTTCCTGACAGTGGAGACAAGCCCCGTCACCTCGATAGCGGCAGCCAGCGTGGCGGAAGCGAGTATCTTGAAGATGGAACGGCGGTTCATGGCATCTTGTATCCAACGCTCTCACACGCCGCCCGGTAGCGCGTGAGTTCGTTGTCGGTTTGTCGGTTGCGGAAAAACTCGGGCACCCGTTCGCAGTTGGCAAGGTACACCTTCTGCCGGACAACCTCGGGCGTGCTGTTCTCGTCTCTGGCTACCCGGCGCAGGAGGTGGTCGAACACGATCTCACGGTGCTCGCCATACTGCCAGCCCCCTCGTGGGACAACAGCGGTGTCGAGTTCGGCGAAGCGTGAAGCGGACGGCGGGATGACGGGATCGCCGTAGGCGAGACCACCGTCAGCCACATACCAGTTCTGCCCATCGAAGGGATAGATGCAGTCGGGTTGCCAGAGGCAGGTCTCCTGAATGCGCGGCACTTTGAGTCCCTCGAACACAGCGTTGGGGGATGACTGGTTCCCGATGCAGACCTCCGCCCCCGCTGCGAACCGTGCCAGTTCGTAGAGGTTGGGGAATGCCATGCGGTCCACCTTCCGACCGACGTGCTTCTGGAACGCGTCGTGTTCATGCGGCAACCCGACGAACGCGCACCTGTCGCCGAATCGCTCGACGATCTGGTGCCACGGGAAGTAGGGATTCTGATAACGCGGGCTGCGGTGAATCGGGATGCGGTCGTGCTTGATGGGGTCAGCCGTGAGCCACGCAGCGCCTTGGTCGAACGCCGCCATGCTGAATCCCTGCTTCCCTGCTTCGAGCTTCTGGGCGTATGCCAGCGTGTAGCGCCACGAGTGGTGGCGGCGGAAGCCGACGAGCGTGCCCCACGATTGGGGGTGTAAGGCAGCGAGGTCGAGGTCGCACGGGCCGTCGTCCACCGTGACGCTGCGGACGTAGGGGCATGACTCGTAGAGAGGGCGGATGATGCTCTCGCGCTCAAGGAACGGAGCAACATGCGGGCGGCGATCCACGAACAGGATGTCGTGCGGCCCTCCTTCGAGGGCTTTGATGACTGACAGTGAGAACACCGCGTCGCCGAGGTCGCCGGAGAGCTTTACGCGCATGGGGTAGTAAGGTGTCGGTCGTCTTCCGCCGCTTTGAGCGCGGCCTCTGCCTTCTCGGCGCGGGCTTTCCACTCCGCGACTTTGGCAGCGAGGATGTCGTTGAGTTCGCGGAGGTCGGCTATCTGCTCCTCGCTCACAGCAACCCCTCCTTCACGCACTGGATGAGCTGTTGCTTGGAGTCCTTGTGGAAGATGACCGCGTCGGGGCGGACCAGCTTCAAATCAGGCGGGAAGTCGTGGTGGCGCTCGATGTCGCCGTTCGTCTTGTAGTGGGCGTAACGATGCTGGATGAGTGGAGTGCGGTGGACGAGGCCCATGCAGTTGCTCACCACCCAGCCGTCGAACCCGTCGTGCGTGATGCCGTCAGGGATGATGTCGTCGACCTCGCCGCTGAACACACCGATGCCGCCGATGCGGTCGTGGGGTGCATTGTAGTCGGAGGTCCACATCATGTGACAGCCGTAACGCTTGGCTTGCTGCCACTCTGCCGTGATGGCGGCGAGCCACCCCTTTCGCAGGGGGATCGAGTCCGCTTCGAGCCAGAAGAAGTCCTTCCCCTTCATGTGCTTCGCGGTTTGCTTGAACGACCAGTTCGGCAGTCCGGGGTACACCAAGCCAGTAGGCTCGGGCTGCGCGAACTTCTCAACGCGGGTGCCGTCTAGCTCGGCGCAGAATGACACGAGGTTGTCAACGGCGCTGCGCTGTGTCGGCGGGCGGTAGATGATGACGGGGAGGGGGGTCATGCTTTCAGGTAGATGAAGCAACACTGCGCCAGAGCACCGTGCTGCGTTTGGTCGAGGTCGCGATCCCATGTGAGGTCGAGACGGTATTGGTCAAGCTCAAGCCGGGCATCCATCAACGTCAGCCCTGCTTCGAGTCCGATGCGTCGCATGTCGCGCATCGCGTAGAACGGGTGCTTGGGACGCTGCAACGGATCAATCAAATCGAAGGACGCCTTGTGGTCGTCATTGTAGCGCGAGGGCCACTGCCACCGTTCGTAGTATGTCCACGACGGGACGAGGACGTAGAGGTAGCCGCCGTCCTTGAGCACCCGGCTCCAGTTTGACAGGGCCACCGGCACATCGGTCATGTGCTCCAGACAGTGAGCCGAGACCACGGTGTCGAAGGAGCGGTCGTCGAGGGTGGCGAGATACTGGGCGTCGCCATCGGCCATATCCCACCCTACGACAGTGTGAGGCGGTGGCAGTTTGATCGGGTCAGGCCCGCAGCCGATGTCGAGGACACTCCCTCGAATGTGCTCGTAATCGCCGTTGCGGTAACGAGCGTTGTGGGATTTGGACATTTCGTTGCTCATGCGTCGGAAACCCCTCAACCCTCCTCGTGTTATCGTCAAGCTAAATCGGCTACCGGGCCGCATTTGCCCAGCCTTTCGACGAACCGAGCGTCTTGGGGGCGAGGTCCGTGTACTTGCCCCGGCCCGTTGGCGCGGAGGTCGCGGCTATCAGGGCTTCCCACCTCGCGTCGGTCGGTGGCCCGGCCACCTTGACCTTGGTCGCCGCTCGCACGTTCGGTGTGAGGCCGAGGCGTCGGCGGGCGATTTCGATGCAGCCGAAGAAGGCGTCAGCACGGTCAGGCGATTTCCCGCTGGTGCGCTTGCGCATGATCTTCTTCGATTCCACCTCCATGACATCCCTGCCGGTGAGGCTGTAGAGGCGAGCGGCCATCTGCATGCACGTGGCGTTATCGAGTCCGCGAATCTGGCCTCCACGCATGAGGTCTTTCCCGACGCCCCACAACTCGGAGACCTTGTTGGCGAATCGCTTGTTGCCGGGGCGTGGGTCGGTCGAGGACACGGGGCGCTCCGATGCGTTGCCGCCGAAGCTGACCATCTGGAAATCGCGGCCCATCGTCCCGGCCATGAGCGTCGAGAACGGATCGCCCGCTCCGGTGCTGTCCACACCACGGTTGGCCGTCTCCACGCCATGCCTGTTGCAGGCTGCGTGGAAGGCGGTGACGAGCTGCTGGTTGCGGTCCACCTCCTTGTTCGAGGCATCGACACCCTTCATCAGGTCGATGGTCTCCACGATCTCGATGCCGACGACATTCTTCATCGACAGCGGGTTGTAGTAGGTGCCGACGTTGCAGATGCACACCGGAGCCTCGTCTCCCCCGGTGCTGAATGATGGGTCTAGGAACGCAACCTTCGTGGGGTTACTGACCCACGTCTTCACTTTGGCCTGCGAGTTGGTCGAGGTGATCTCTGCCCCGCTGTAAATGGCGTGGCTCTCGCCGTCCGGCGACAGGAAGCCGCGCACCATGCGGTAGTATTCCGGCGACTTCTCACCCTTGTCAGCGCGAATCTTTTCCAGCTTCTCCAGCGTCAGGAGACCGGGCCACACTTCACGACCAGCGACGACGTTGGGTGACTTCTCCCCATCGAAGCGGATGCAGTAGCCGTTCTTAGTTTCCCAGCCGTCCATCGTTTCGTCGATGCTAGCGTAGCCGCCCTTCGGTTCCATGACCACCCCGAAAGGATCGAAGGGGGAAGTGGGGTTGCTTATACCGATGAACTGAGCACGCTTGTTCGACTGCAAGTTGGAGGTGGCAGTCTCGTAGAAGGAGTGCGTGAGCAGGGCAAGCTCGTCCGCGATGACGATCATCAGGCGAGCCTTGAAGCCGATCTTCGTGCTGGCCTCGCCGTCATGGCCTTTGCCGCCAGCCACCAGCTCGATACCGGCCAGCTTGTTCTGGGTGCCGTCTGACATGATGTGGGCGATCTTGCCCGCCGATGACACGAGCTTGCCATCCATGTACTTCTCACCCCCGAACACTTTCGCGGCCTCTTTCCAGTACCCTTCGATGCGCCCCCAGATTCGGCCACGCGATTCTTGGAGTGTGGTTGAGGTGACGAACACCTTCACGTTGGCGGGAGAGGCGAACCGCTTCTCGTCGTCAATCACCGCGCCCTCGGGGAACGGCGGCTCCTCGCCAATCAGAAATCGGCAGATGGCATACACGCCGAAGAAGTCCGACTTGCCGGAAGAGGCGTGACCGGCCACCGCGAGGTTGTCGTACACGGCAGCCCCTCGAAGCATTCGCATGGCGTAAGGGTTCCACAGGAACCGGAAGTTGGGGTTCGAGTCCGGGCGATCCCAGATGAGCGACACCAGCCGCATGAAGTGCTCTTCCCACGGCATCAGTTGCGCCCCACGGCGGCGGAACATGGCGTAGTTGCCGAGAATCAGCTTCTCGATGGCGATGGCTTGCAGCCTGTCAGGGTCGGTGCCAGCGGGCACACGTTGCAGGCGCGGCCATCTAAAGCCGTACTGGATGACTACGTTAGCGGGTGCCGGGGTGCGGGCCATGCGGAGCGCATGATACCCGCTGGCGGGGGTAGGTCAAGGGGCGTCGGCAGCGGCCTTCTCCACGGTGAACGCCATCCGTTCACTCAGTTTCGCGTCATCACGCACCGCTTCGAGGAGCATCAGGGCGGACAGGAGTCGTTGCTCGGTGTCCCGTTTCTCTTGCAACACGGTAGCCACGGCGTCGTCTGCCGTGCCGGGGCACATGAGGCGATACACCGTCACCACGTCATGCTGCCCCCGGCGTGCGAGGCGTGCGATCATCTGCTCGTAGAGTTCACGGCTGTATGTGAGTGACATCCACACCATCGTGGAACTGCCACGCTGGAGATTGAGGCCGTGGCCCACGGACGCAGGATGGCCTACGAGCAGGGGTATTTTGCGCTGGTTCCACTGCTCAAGTAGCGCGAGTTGCTGCGTTTCGTTCCTCGCGTCGGAAAAGAACCGGGCGTCTGGAAATGCCTTCTGAATCCGCTCTTTCTCATGCTGATAGATGCAGGCAACTAACAGGGGGGTCTTGACTTCCTTTTTCAACTTTCGTAGCGCCTCGATTTTGAGGTTGTGGATGTCGTGTGTTTTGCGGTCCTCGTCATACACCGCACCACTCGTGAACTGGAGCAGCTTGGTGACAAGAGCGGCGGCGTTAGCTGCCGTGATGTTCTTGGTGCCGAGTTGTAGCACCAGCTCCTTCTCGAACTCCCGATACTGGCGCATCATGGCGTCTGGCATCTTGATCTCCACATCTTCGACAACCGTGTCCGGCACATCCTTGAGCCAGTCGGAGGATCGCAGGGTGATCGTGATGTCCGCGATTCGCTGCTCAATGGCCTCCTTGGCGTTGGCATTCGGTGCCCAGTTGTATTGCATGTAGTCGGTCGTGTGGAAGTAGGACCGCTTGAACATCTCGAAGTTGGGGCCGAGCCGTTTGCCGTCATCGAGCAGACGGACTTGGGCGAACAGGTCGAGCAGGCTGTTGGGTGCCGGGGTGCCTGTGAGCGCGATGCGGTTGGGCACTTTATCGGCGTTCTCGCGGAGCCACTTACGCAGGCGATTGCCACCCTTGTTGTCGGGTGCTTTTAGCTTTGTGGACTCGTCGTAAACTATCGTGTCCACGGGTACGTCGCTGCGCCCTTCGAGATATTCTTCAACGAATCCGGGACAGTTCTTTTGCACCTCATCGTAAAACTGGAGCCACGGAAACAGACGACCGTTGCGTAGCTCCGCTTTCTCGGCGTCGGTGATCGGCCCACGCTTCTTCCGGTTGGATGACATCATGCAGCCGAACGGCAGTTCTCCGGTATCGCGCAGATGGGTGAGTTCACCCTGAGTCGGAGCACGGCGCTTCTTCACCGTGATCGTCCGCGAAGTGAGAGCCTCATAGTTGATGAGGTAGATATGGGCAGCGCCGGTAAGGAATGCGTGGCGACCGGATGGCGTTCGCAGGTTGGCGACCTTCATCCAGCGGAACTGGTCCCACTGCTTCACTTCGAGGGGCCACGTCAGATTGACGACGCGGATCGGAGCGATGACGAGGACACCCTTGCATTCGAGGTTTTGGAACCGCTGGTTGAGGTGGTATAGCGTGGCGCTAGACTTTCCAATACCACACCCGACGGCTGCGAAAGCGATTGGCGTGCTGTCGAGATGACGGATCATCCGCCACTGGGGTTCTTCGGGGGTGAATATCATACGCCGCAGTCCTCCAACGTGCGCTTACCCCTCTTGTAAAACAATATCTTCTCCGTGCTCCACCCCTTGTCGTATCTACCCCGCAGCATAGCTCTCGAAAGGCCGAGGCGTATAGCCCATCGAGATATGGACATGCGCTCACCCCCGTGTTCGAGCATAGCGGTATTGTGGCGATTGTTGCTCTGGTCGAAGCGAGTCCCCCACACGCAGTTGTCGGGCGAGTAAGGGCCGTCGTTGTTCACACGCTCAATCGTGAGTTTGGGAGATGGCGGCAGCCCCATGTCTGCTACGAAGGTTTCTAGCCCGGTCTTTCCGTCTGCGCCGTGCATCCATCGGCCACATACTTGCACTCGGTCCTTGTATCGCGGGTGACGCTTGCACCGCTTTAAGATGTCGTGATACACGCCGAACAATGGGTGCTTTGCTCCTCTGACCCCCATCCCGTGCGTGATATTGCGTCGCACTGTTACCTCGTTTCTATAGCAGCCGCACGATGTCGATTCTCCGAGTGACAAGTAGTGCGAGTTCACTTCTTTTTCATTACCACAATCGCACCTGCATCGGACGATGTGGTTCCCGCGCTTCTTTCCTGTCAGCTCCACCACGGTCCAACGACCGAACCGCATGCCTGCGGCTTCTTTCCAGTTGATGCGTTTCTTCTTCGAGGGTATGTCGGGCAGAGTCGTGCTCATGGTAATGTCATGGGTGTTGATTAGAGGCCGCTGGTGTTCCTGCATCAGCGGCCTCGTCTTGTAAGGCAATCTCCTCGAAGTGTCAACGGGGTCATACCAGTGATCGGATTGCGGATTTCAGCCGTTGTAGTTCGCCACGATTTTCTTCTTCCCCTTTTTCGAGGTGCTTGATCTTCGCTAATGCGCGTTTCAGCATGTTGACGAGCGCGTTCACGTTTTCGGGTTTCCGGTAGTGGTACTCATTCTCCTCGAAGTCCCTGACTTGCCAGATGAATACGATCTCTTCGGCAAAGGGGTTGGTGGGTTCGGGCGTCATACGCCGCAGTCCTCCAACGCGAGCTTCGGAACTCCGCAGCGTGCGCGGGCGATGGTGTAATACCCTTCGTCCTGCTCCATGCCGATGAACCGGAATCCCTCTTCCTTGCATGCTACTCCCGTGGACCCACTGCCCATCCAAGGGTCGAGCACCGATCCACCGGGCGGCGTGATGAGGCGGCACAGATAGCGCATGAGCGCGATGGGTTTGACCGTTGGATGGTTGTTCTTCGATGGGTTGAACGGGCGCTCGCCTCGCTGCGGAATCGCGGCACCATCTCCCTTCCACTCTTTGTCTGGCAGGTCGGACAACCCGGCGTTGCGCTCCGAGGGAGATACCTTCGCGCAGTAGAAGAAGCGGGCAGCGGAGCCGGAGTCGCCGCGTGGCTGCATGGGTACAGTGCTGTGACGCATCGCTCCATACACCGCGTTACCCATCGGTGCCCCGTCCGCACGACTAGCGGCTAGCTGGCCTTTACTCTGAGGAAACAGTCCAACCACCTCATCGCTGCCGTCGTGAATCAGGTTGGCGGGCCAGCGTCCTTTACTCGTATCTGGACGGTCAAACTCGGCGCGCTCACCGTCATGCTGCGTCCCTCCTGCGAGTGCCCCCGATTTGGCGGTGACTTTCCCTTGGGGGGTAGCTGACGCACGGTCCGCTTCGGATTGATGCACCACCCGGCACCCGTCCACGTTGATCGCCCCAGTGTGCCACTTGAGCACGTTGGCTGCGACTGTCCCTTCGAGGGGCTTACGCGCCAGCGTGATCGGTTCCAGAGCAGGCTTGAGCGCGGTGCCCCACCCGTCCCACTCGCCTTCGAGGTTGTGAGACTTCGGGAAGCCAGAACCGTACAGCCAAGCCACCAAATCGCGAATCTCGAAACCTGCCAGCCGTAGGCCAAGGGACATTAAATCCTGTGTCCGTGTTCCTGCAAAGGCGAGGACGTGACCACCGGGCTTGAGCACCCGATACACCTCACGCCACTGCATCGGCTGCGGGACGAAGTTGTCCCACGCCTTGCCCATGAATCCGCGCTTGCTCTTCACGTCGTGGTGCCCCGTTTCCAGCCAGTCACGCAGCATGGCGAGCGCGTCAGGTGGATCGCCGAGACCGTATGGCGGGTCGGTGACAACCGCGTCGATGCTGTTGTCTGGTAGGGTGGCAAGGAGTGCGAGGTTGTCGCCGTGTAGTAGTGTCATACCTCCCCCTCCATGTTGAGCAGGAACTTCTCACGATACGACTGCATCTCGGCGGACGACATCGAGCCGTTGCCGTTCATCTCCGCGTGCATGACGTGCGATGGGTTGGCGGAATGCGGGAGATCGAAGACGTGACCGAACTCGTGGAGCATGGTGACGTAGAGGTTGTTGCCCTTGCCGGTGAATCGCTGCCACCACGTCGTTGCCCACTTTTGGTCAACGGCGATGACGATTTCCCACTTGTCGGGTCCGTGATGTCGGCACTCGGCAATCCGGCCCGGATGCTTCTGGCGGTCGATGTTGCCGAAGTGGATGAGGATGTTGAGCATCTGCGTCGCGTCCTCCTTGAGAGCTACGAGGTTAGAGAGGATGCTATTCCACTTTGCCGCTGCCTTGCGGGCGGATGAGTGGATGGCGGGTTCAGCGAGGTAGGTGAGTGTGGTCATAGTTCAAGGTTCTCCGATCTGGCATTCAGCCGTGTATAGGTGTTCAAGGGACTCGAAGCGCGGCAGCACTTCGCAGGGTTTCTCGAAAGCGGTGTCCACGCTCAGGACGCGGTTGTTCGGGACGGCGGCAAACCAGCCCTGCTCGACCTGTAGGACGTGGAGTTGTTTATGCTGTTGGAAGTCGTCAGCCAGCGCGTTCCCCTCGAAGTCGATGGTGAACAGGTAGCGTGCATTCAGGCGCTCGGGAAAGCCTGCAATCTTGCGCACGTTGAGGAGCTGCGCGTTGCCGCGTTTCCACAGCGCGAACTCATGCACCGTGAAGGTCGAGGAGAAGGTGTCCCACGGCTGTATCAGTTCCACGTCAGGCAGCTCGCAGGGCTTCCAGCACAGGGCTTGGATGGGCAAGCAGAACATAGCACCCGCGCACTCATGCTCGTCGAACCGGACTTGGAATTGCAGGCTCGCCGCTTCCTGACAGCGGACGCCGAGGATGTGGGCTTTCAGGTACTCGCCCTGCCCGCTGGTGTGATTCTGCGTGAACTCTTTGCGGACTAGGCAGCGAACGATGGAGGGAGTGTCGGAGAGAATGAATGGCATAGTGTTGGGGTTCGTTGGTCATTTCCATGTGCTTGTTACCAGCCAGCACCAATACCACAAAGTCGCGTATTGGACTTCGTTGCCTTCGGTATCGACGAAGCCGGATGGTGGGTAAAGGGACCGCTGAAATCTGCGCGGCGATGCCGGGGTAACGCGACGTAGCCAGCGGACGGAGTGAATCCACGCAATCGCGTGAGCTTTAGCTTTGACCCACTGTCGCAGGGTTGCCCGCTGCGTGGAGTCGAGTGTGGTAGAGTCTGGTTTCATGGCATAGTGTTGGGGTTCGTTGGTCACGGTTTAGAGGGTTTGGAGGTAGGCGCTGACGAACTCCGCCGCGACTTGGGGAACGATTGCATTGCCGTAACCGCGCAGTCGCACCACTCGGGCGGGAATCCCATGAGCCAGCGGGAAAAATGCGGGTTCAGTTGGAACGCGGCGGGTTTTCCCGTCTCGGCAGGCGACGAGTCGGGAGGCATTCCAGCATCGAAGCAGTCCCTCGCCAGACATCGGTTGTCCCGGCTTTGCGGCGTCAGTTTGTTCGCTGTTGGAGTTGCCCATCCATCCAAGTGCATTGGACTCGACCAGCCCGTGATTGTCTGCACCTGAATCGCAATCGGCATTCCGGCCCCGTTGCCATTCCCGTGCTTCGCCTTGTTCTTGGTCTGGCGGGCATCCCACGTCTCCAACCCCTCCCCGTCGTTCATGTTGTTGGCATTGGGTGTCGCCCACCCGGATATTGTCGCCACTTGCCGAGGTAGGTTGGCCGACCCCTTCTCTGAGTCCATTGCCCGAATCAACGCTTCCGAACTCGCTGAATCCTTGTAGTCCCGCGCATTCGGAGTCGTCCACCCTATCACTGCATCTTGCAACCTCATCGCGTGCCTCCCCGCTTGTGACGGGCCTGTTCCTCCCGCGCAAGTGTCTGGTGTGGGCCACCCAGTACAGCCTTTGTCGGATGTGCGGCGAGCCGACGCTGTGTGCGCCCAATACGGTCGCCCCGCAGGCGTAACCTTCTGACTCCAAGTCTGCTGATACTCCGTCGAGCCAGCCGTGCCCAATCGCGCTTGCAACCTGCTCGCCAAAGACTGTGTTAGCCCACGGCTGGCCGTCGTCCCTACAGGCGCAGATGAGGGTAAAGAAGACTGGCCAGAGGTGTCTCTCGTCTTTTTGCGCGAGTCCTTTACCGGCTGTGCTGAATGGCTGGCAGGGGCATGATCCAGTTCCAACAGACTTTGACGCAGGCCATCCGGCGAGTTGGAGGGCAAGGGGCCATCCGCCAATACCAGCGAAGAAATGACACTGAGTATATCCGCGCAAGTCCCCTGGAGTGACTTCGGTAATAGATCGCTCATCGACAATACCGTTCGGGATGAGTCCGCGTTTGATGAGTTCTCGCAGCCATGCGGCGGCTTTTGGGTCGTGTTCATTATAATAATTCATAGGGTTAAAAGTCTGCCGCGCCTTTTCCTGCCTCCCATTGTGCAAAGGCGCACATGCCGTTGCGGAAACGTGGCTTTCGCTCCTTTTTCGGTGGAGGATCAACCGGCGGGATAGCGAGCATGGCGGCGATTTTGGCCTCCAGTTGCGCGGCGAGGTCTGGCGGGTCGGGCTGGACAAGTGGGCGAGGAAGAAAGTTCATGGTTCGCGGAATTGAAAGATTGAGCCAAGGAACAAAAGCGGAAGCTCCCAGTGACGCTTCCCGCCCCGGTTCTTCTCACACCAAAGGTTGCGCTTTTCGTCGTTGAAGCCGGTTTCCGAGTCCTCGTCGGCAAACTTCTTGAGCATCATCACCTTGTCGGCGTCCTGTCCAATGGCCCGGCTTTCGCGTAGTTTGCCGCTGTCGTTGAGCTGCGAGGCTGTCAGGATGACTTTCCCTGTCCGGCGAGCCAAACGCTTCTGACGGCGACTGATTGAGGCCAAAACGCCCTCCCGCGTGTCGGACTTCCGGGCGCTGGTATCCTCCATGAGTTGCAAGTAGTCCACCACCACCACGG